CCGAAATCAGACCAGGCAGCAAGGGCATCGATAGGCCAATTGCAGAGACCCACCAGCGGGGGTTCTTATTTCCTTCCTTCTTAACAGCCGCCTTGAAGGCCTGTGCAAACTGCGTGCCCCAGCTGTCGCCGGCTTTTGCAGCGTCCTTGTCTGTGTCCTTGAGAGCGTCCTTGATAGCCTTTTGAATCAAACCAGACTTAGCGCGCTTACCAAAATTAGTCAAGCCCTTGTCCAGCTCCTGGACCAGCTTCATTTGCTTGAGGGCTTCTTGCTTTACTGAAGGGTCTAGTCTGTCAACCTTAGTGGATACGTTGATCTTCTTGGAGAGCTCAGCCCTCATCGCCTTGAACTGCTCACGGACAATCAGGAGCTTAGCTTCAAGGTCGTGAATGTCACCCGTAAGCTTAGCACCAACTGGAGGGAGGTCTCGACCGATCATTCACTACCTCCCTCAGACAAGTAGTGCGTGTCGCTGCGCTCTTTCCCAGTGCTCGTAATAGATGTGCTCCATGCCACCGGGACCCGTGGTGTCCAGCTCCTGCACGGTGTTCAAGAAGTACGGCCGAGACGGGATGTACGTCAGAGTATGATGCCCAGTCCAGCCACCCAGCTCTTGGATCCTCGCATAGACCGCCGTAGGATATACCTTCACGTAATCAATCAGAGCAGTCTGCTCAATTACAATCGAGTCCCGCAGACGTCCGGTGACAAGGCCTGGAGGATCCACAAACTCCACCGACGGAGTAGGCTCGTTCCTTGGGTGAGGAAACAGCGACAGCTTCTCCTGAACGAGCTCCTTTATGAACTCAGCAGCATCCAACGAGCCTAGGTGGCCCTGTATGCGAACCTGCTCGCTCCAGTCGGCTATAGCTGCCAAAAACCGATCAGGGTCCATGGAAATATTCACTTCAAAGCCGGCCATGTCACCTCCCGGCCCCAAGCCTCTGCTTCTTCTGCTGCTGCTCGGCCACTGCCTGATCCATCTCCTGCTTGGCATTCTGTGCATCCACAACCAGATCCATGCCATACACAAGGAATGAGTCTTGATCCAGAAGACCACCAGGGCCCGGAAGACAGTGCAGATGTTGGCACATGTTCGCTATTCCGATGAGCTGGTCGGCGATGAGCCCGTCGAAGGTGTCGTCGCCATCCCGGGAGCGCCGTTGGTTGAAGACACGCTGGCGGATGGCGTTTCCGAGTTTGGGAAGCTCTGTTGCCACTGATGCATGCGCTCGATTATAGACGCGATCTCGCCACCGATCCGCGGATCAAGAACGTGAACATCCCGCGGTATCTTCCCAAAGTCGAGCGCGCGACCCGACTCGTCCTCGAGGTTGTGCTCCATGACACACGTCTTGAACTGGTACTCCATCACAGCTGCCTGTGACATCTGGAACCCGACGTCTGGATCAGTGCTGCTCGAGCCTGCCTTCACCTGAATGTTATAGGCCAGCGCCTGGCTCGTCAGGAGCTCCCCATACGACATGCGACGAAGCATAATGTATCCACCTGGGCACGATGCAAGATCATGCCTCTCGGGCGTCATCGAAACTGTTGCTCTCGGCATCCTCTTTCGCCCTCTCGTGCTCTTCCGCGATGCACGTCCTCGCCTAGCACATCGCTTCCGCCTCATTACCCGTCCTACGTGATCGTCTCCTGAGTGTTAACCACGAGCTGGCACGCATTGCCCGAGCCGTCGATCGTCGAGTCATACGTGATGGACTCGCGGATGATGTCGCCCTGAGCCGCCAGCGGGATCTGCATCGCGGTCTTGAAGACGTTATTCATCTGGATCTGAACCAGGTTGTTGACACCCTTCTGCCCGACGATCGTAACGCCCTGAGAAGTGCCTGCCTGGAACAGACCGTAGTCAGTCTTGTCGATGAAGTCTCGGGACGCTGTCATCTGAATGGTGCGCTCACCCATGGAGATGAACTGCGCTCCACGGCCAGCGTTGGCGCCTGTGTTCTTCAAGCGATACGCAGCAGCTCCTGCCTCGTCGATCGAGAAGCTAAACGTGTCCATGTCGAAGATCTGGGTGCCGGTAGGAATGCTAACGTTCCAGACCCCAGGTCCATACGGTGTACCCGAACTCCACGTCGGAGATGGCGTAGCTTGCGTCGCCTCGTTCTGACCCAGAACGTCAACGTCCATCTGCAGAATATCGTTCGTGATCTGCAGAGTGAGCTTGTTCACGACACAGCCTACGTACGCGAACGTCTGACTGTTGCGCACGACAGTGATCGAGAGCGTTCTCGTGGGAAACGCATTTGTTGACGTGGGCGTCATCGTGTAGATCCAGTTCGGAGTCGTTCCCGTCCTGACTATACCCATGCGCATCGCATACAGGTAGTACACGGCAACGTCATCCAGGAACTCCATGGTGATCGTTCCCGTAATCGAAACGTTCCCGGGGACCACACCGATCTGGTCCACCGTCTGTCTGATCGGCCGCCTGAAAACGTTCCCTGGCTGGAACTCCAGAGTCTCGCCTAGCACCGGATGAAACTTCGTAGGAGCGACATACGTTCCAGGCACGGTCTCGAACGCAATACCGAGGCTGCCACCACCAGAAACACCTACACCCATCAGGACACACCTCCCTCAGGTGCTGCCTTGTCATTGTCCACCGGGGCCTGGCTTGCACCAGACTCCACAGGGGCTCCGCTCTTCTTTTGTCCTGCCGATGCCGAAACTTCAGTGACCGTGACGCCGTGCATGGACTCCGCCGCTTCCATCAGTGACGGGCCAAGCTCATGCGTAGAGAGCATCTGCCCATGCGTTGGTGAGGCAGGGTCCATGTCAGGCGTAACGTCTTCGATCCCGTTCACGTTCCGGAAATTCAGTTCCTGCTCGTCCGAAATTTCATGGACGCCGTTGCCGAACTCACCAAGCCCGTGGATCCAGATCGTTCCTGTCCCTAGCTCTTGCTTGTTTACCGTCATCTCAAACGGCATCATTCACCGTCCTAGGCATTGAGGGTGACCTTCGACCTCGATCGATAGGCCATTCGGGTTGCGTCCATTAGTGCGCCCATTCGTACAGCGACTCCAGGGTCGATATTTGAACAGAAGGTGTCAATCACGTTGCCGCCCAGCGTGAAGTCCTGGTTGAAGAGATGCTTGATGGTGTTAGCCAATATTAGCGACTGGTGTGTGTTCTGCTGAGCGTCTTGGATCTTCCCGTAATACACCATGATGAAGGTCTGGAACTCCATTAGCACAGGGCGCCCGCCAACGCCCTGGTACGCGCTCGTCTCAGGTCCTGGAACAACACACACGGCTGGCGTAACAGGAAGCAGTCCCTGATCTCCGTACCAGACACTATTAGGCGTACCATCGGACTTAGGATTACCAGTGTACAAACCCAGCGTGCTAGCAGTATTACACAACGCGACATACAAGTAGTTAGAAATGGTCTCGGTTGAATCCGTCAACCCTGCATACGGACTAGGCATCAGAACTTCTTTCCCATTCCGAACTTAGCTGGGCCTAGTGACATGTCTTCTGGAATCGTGTTTGTCCTTTCTGCATCAAAAGTGGAACTGACATCAGTAGGATAGAAAACAGGAGCAACATCGAGCGCGAACGATACAAGCTCTATAAGAACGACGGAACCGTTGATGATGCCAGCTTCCAGCACCTCTGCCTGAGCTCGGAGGACCTCACCGTAACTGGTGCCCTCCGCAACAATCATCTCGGCGAACTGCCGGTCGTAGTACCAACCGGCATACAGCATCGCGATGACTTGCTTGACGAGCTCAGGGGTGTTGGTTGAGTCAGTCCAAGTAGGAACGCCGAAGCCTGGATCACTATACGTGTCGGAGACCTCGGCCAGAACTTGAGCGGAGATTTGCTGCTCCAAGGAGGCATCGAGCTGCGTCAGGTTAGCTTTGGTGCCTTCCAACCACGCTTGCACGTCGCTCAAGAGAACGTGCGCCATGTCCGCCTCCTAGAGATAGCGGGCCGGTCCGTCGGGTGAGCCGGACCGACCCCACTATCCCCTTCAGCCGAGACTAGCCGGACTTCGAGCCTGACCCACCCGGCGCGGACGAGCTAGATACACTGGACGCACCCCCGGGACCGCCAGATGCGGCAGCTGGGCTACCAG